GTTTACAATAAGAAAAGGTGAATACCACAGGCTAATTAAAGGTATTAATAACTTGGTGGTTAAAATCACTAAAATTATATAAATAAACACATAATTAAATTTAATTAGGAGACAGATATGTCAAGAAATGTAGAATACTTCGCCAAAAAGGTGGAAGTAAAAGAGGAAGTTCAAAGTACTGAATCCGAAGTTCAAAGTACTGAATCCGAAGTTCAAAACGATGAACTCTCTGAAGCTACTTTAAGAGTTAGTATGTTTACTGGTAAAGTAGAAGGAAATAAAACTGCTGAGAAATTAGGAATTAAAATCAAGGTTCACAGCCCATCAAATCCAGGTAACAATGTTATAATGTCTGGTTCCGAAGAAGCACTTATCAAATATGCTAAAAGATTCTTGGGTGCTGAAGATGGTGAAACACTAAGTCAAATCCAAAGTTATGTCGAGGGTAAACAATCAAACGTCGATGAATCAATTGATTGGACATCAAAAGTGAATAGCAAAATTGAAGAATATATTCAAGAAGGGTCATGTAGTTCAAAGAAAAAATTACACGCAAATTATAAAGAAAGCAGTGAATACCAAGAGTTTTTCTCAAAAGCTTTAGAAAAATTTGGTGTAAGTTCACCCGACGAACTTGATGACGAAAAGAAAAAAGAATTCTTTGATTATGTCGATTCTAACTGGAATGCAGATAAAGAATCTGACTAGTAATCAGAATAAATAAATTTAAATAATCTATATTATAGGAGATATTATGAAAGCGATAATTGAATGGTTAAAAGACTTTTTTGGTTTGAATAAACCTGAACCAAAAGAATCTGTTCGCACCACACCAGTGACTAAAGAAGAAGTTGCTAAAGGACCAGCTGTTAAGAAGGTCACAAAAGCTTCTTTAAATAAGTTAACTAAAGCTCAATTAGAAGAGCGTGGTCGTGAACTCGGCATTGAATTAGACAAAAGGTTAGTTAAAACTAAATTAGTTGACCAAGTCTTTAAAGCCGAACAGAAATAATTTTTGTTATAAATTAACGTTAATTTAACAGGAGAAAACAAATGGCACTATGGGGAAAAACAGACACCGCTGGTGACGTACCTAAGTGGCTCGAGGACGATGCTAATAACACTAATAAGTCCAATGACAAAGACAACGCAGTATTCGTTGACTTGACAGAGGCAGGAGTTGCATCTAACAGAGCTAAAGGTCTTCATACACCTGGTTGGAACTTGTATCACACATATACAGATCAAAACGGAAACACAAGACATCACGCAGAACCTTTGGTTGTGATGAAAGTTTCTCAAAGTGATGCTGGTGATGATGGTGTAACAGGTAACACAGCCGTTGAGGACGCTATTGTAGCTGACAGTTAATAGTTAACACTTTTTACATTTTTGCACTATGAAATTGACGGAATCAACCTTTTTACTTTATGCTATGAAACATTATGACAATCCACAATGTATGGATATGTCTGAGTTTGAAGAAGATATGAAGAGGTTTCAGTATCTTCGAAAGTTATTCAGCCGTTATAGGCAGTATAATGAACTCAAGGAAAGGTTGATTCTAAATCACTTAATAGTGCTTTTTAATGTATTTGGTGTTTTCGCAACTGAAATGCTTTTTATGAGGCTACACGAGTATCATGAGTACTTGAAGCCTTTTGTACAGTATCTAAACTTCATGCCTTTGGTTTTGAATTATGATGATACTGTAATACATAGTGATAGCATTGTAGCAGATGCCACAATAGTAGAAAGATTGGGAGAAATCTAGTATGGTAGTCGATTTATTCTTAGTATTTAGTTTTATTAAGAGACTTGTGACGCCTTTTACTAAATGGCCTGCTTATAAAGAAGGTATCATTGATGATAAAGGCAACATACTTATTTCTCGCAAAGACTTTAATAAAAATTATCAGAAAAAAGCATTTGGTATATTTGACCAACTCATTTTAAATCTTAAAAAGCTATTAGGTAAATTGCCTGGTGGCCAAACTCGTATAGCATCCTATGCAGCAGCATTGTGGTTAATCCGTGAAAGTGAAAAATATTCCGATAACGTGTTGACAGAATCTGCTTATGATGATATAATATTAGCCGAATCTTTAAAATCATTTGAAGAACAATATGCAGATTTACTTAAAGAAGCTGCATGCCCAACTGCGGCTGGAGATGTAGATTTAAATACAAAGAATCGAGATGCTACTATTAAAAAGCATAATTACG